AAGAGACAAAACTATTACAACTGTAAGTAAATATAAATTACACAGTAAACCTTATACAAAATTTAGTAAAAAATATCAACACTTAGGATATACTCAGTTAGGGGTATTTGATTCTTGGAAACCAGTAATAAAAGAAACAATTACAAAATTAGAAAAATATATTTGGCCAAGATGGTTACCTTTATTCGTAAAAAGATGGATACATTACTGGGCTACTGAAAATTCCGTAGTTAGAGTAAAAAATAGATTTTGGTACAATATTGAAAATAAATTAACTAAAGGTTTTTCTATTTTTGATATAAAAGATAAGTGGGGAGGATTACGACTGTATATGTCTTATTATGATAACAAAATAGAAGAGATAATTGAAGAAGCTGTTAAAAAGTGTGAAAAAATTTGTGAAAAATGTGGTAGTAATAATGATGTCCAACTAACTGATACTCCTTGGGTTCATAATTATTGTAAAGAGTGTAGAGGAAATTCTAACATAAAAGTTATTGATAAAAAAAATAATAACAGGTTTATATCTATAAATATAAAAGTACCTAAAACATAGGAACATGAGACCAAAAGAAAGAATACCAGTCTTTTTTAAACTAATAGATTGGAAAAAACTTAAAGAAAGATGGAATATAGATTTAGCTCCAATATTAAAATTTGATAACATTACAGAAATTAACAGATATTGGGAAGAAAATCCAGATCAACGATTTGGACAGGTATTAATTAATCTAGGATTTGCTCCAGATGGATTTAAAGTTTGGAATGATGAAGAAACAAATATACTTTTAAGTCAAGGAATAGCTCCTGAAGAAGTTTTATATTGGACTTCAATATTTAATAAAGATGAAACATTACGAAATAAACCAGTAACCAAGTTGCTTAAGGATTTAGAAACAAATCATATAAAAGCAATTTTAGAAACACAGACACATTTATCAGACCTATATATAAAAACTTTTAACAAAATACTAAAAGATAGAAATGAAACAATACTGTAAATTTTTCGTAGAAGAAAAAACAATACCTGGTATGGAACCAAAAAGAATAATGGGTCAGTTTTATCAAGAAGACAAAATAAAAACAGAGCCTGTTATTGCTTTATTATCTGAAATATCTTTAGAGAATTTATGTAACTTTATGAATAAAACTATGGTAGTTAGACCATTTAATTCAAAAGATATTACTAAGGTAAGTAAAAAGATGAAAATTTCTAGAAATGAAGCTAAGGAACTATTGGAAAGATATAAATATGTATCAAGAATACCTGAACATATTAAAAAATAAGTAAAATGATTTACTTCGTTAGTAGAAATATAAATAGTAATGTATTAAAAAATAATAACATTACGTTAACAGGTATCGAAAAAGTTATAGAAGATTTACAAAATGAAACTGAAATTTGTCTAGATACTGAAACAACCGGTTACAGTCCTATCTATAACGATATAATTTTATTACAATTTGGAACTTTAAAAGGTAATCAGTATGTAATAGATACTAGAGATTTTGAAGTAAATCATTTTAAACATTTACTTGAAAGTGAAACTAAAACTTTCATAGGTCATAATATAAAGTTCGATTATAATATGTTAAAAAAACATGGTATAGTCCTAAGAAATGTATATGATACTATGATTGTTGATAAGGTGATATTTAATGGAGCTTACGGACGAGACTTTATTCGTAAAAATAAAAGATTTTCATTAGCTGGCGTGTACAAACATTATTTCAACAAATATATAGAAAAAAAAATAAGAGAAGATTTTGTCAGATGGAGAAATAAACCATTTACATACGATCAAATAACATATGCTGCTTTAGATGCTTTATATCCTTTTCATATAAAAGAAAAACAACTAGAATTAGTAAAAAAGTATTTGTTAGAAGAGGCTGTAAAGCTTGAAAATAAAGTAGTTTTAGCAATAGGAGATATTGAATATAATGGAATGAGACTTGATCCTGTCAAATGGAGAAATGTTGTAAATAAGTATAAAATCAGGGCAGAACAAAGTGAAACAAAATTAGACGAAATGCTTTTATTGCAGCCAGGAACTCAAAAGTATAAAAAAATAGCAACCCAATTGACATTATTTGATGAACCAGAAGATAAAAGAAAATCAATAATAAACTGGAATAGTGATCAACAAGTATATGAAGTATTATCAAATATATTCAAAATATATCCTAAAGATAAACATGGTAAACCTTCTTCTGGTGCTGATGCTATTGAAATGTTATCCACATCCCACCCATTTACAAACTTATTATTAAAATATCGAGAGGAAACAAAAGTTATAACTTCGTTTGGTGAAAAATTTTTAGGAAAATTAAACCCAGATAGCAGAATTAGAACGTCTTTTAATCAAATAATGAACACAGGTAGAGTAAGTAGTAGCAATCCTAATATGCAACAAATCAAAAGATACAATAAAGAAGACCCTGATTCCAAATACTTTAGAGAAGCTTTTTGTGTAAAAGAAGATAAATGTTTATCTACTGCTGACTATTCTCAACAAGAAGCTCGTATAATGGCTGATATGGCTGATGACAAAGATTATATAAAATTTTTCAATGAAGATGGAGGAGACAGTCATAGTTTTGTAGCTACTAAGTTATTTTCTGCAAAGTTTAAAAAAGAATTTAAAGTATCTAAAACAGAAAATGAAGAATATAGATATAAAGGAAAAATACTTAATTTTAGTATTTCTTTTGGTATACAAGCAAATACATTATCTAAACGCCTTAACGTATCTATAGAGGAAGCTCAGGAGCTCATAGATGCGTTTTATGAAGGTTTTCCTACTCTAAAGATATTTTTTGAAAAGTCTCATGAGGAAGCTCTTTTTAAGGGTTATATAAGGACTAATAATATAACAAATAGAATCAGGTGGTTTCCCGAATGGCGCAAATATTTAGAATTAAAAGATAATCGAAGCAGAGATTGGTCTGGTAACAAAGAACTTTCTATTATTGAAGGAATAATAAAACGAAGAGCTCAAAATACTAAAATTCAAGGTACAGCTGGAGATATGACAAAATTAGCTTTAGTATATATAAGAACAAAATTGATAGAAAATAATATATTACCTTTATATGAAGCTTCAGTAAAATTGGTTAATGTCATACATGATGAAACAGTATTAGAAAGTATCCCAGAATTAGTTAATAAATGGTCTACAATTCAAAGAGAATGTATGGAAAAAGCGGGAGAAGCTTTCTGTAAAAAAGTAAAAATAACAGCAGATTTTAGTATAAGTCAACATTGGGAACATTAAAATTTATAGGATGATATTAGAATTAGATTTACATTTACTTTATAAATCTGGTCTTAGTCCTAATCAATTCATATTTTGTGACTTATTAAGAGAAGGTCACTATCTAATACTTCAAAAATTAATAAAAACGACAGGTTTTGTAAATAAAGAAAGTATAACAGATTTATTAAGTAAAAAATATGTAATTTCTAATGAATATTTTAATTTAAATGATTTTAATTCTACAATAAGATTTTTAAGCATAACAGATAAATTCAAAAGTATATTACCAGTAAAGAATAATGACCCGTTTCAAGATATATTAAACCTGTACCCAACAAAAACATTAAGACCAGACGGTAATACTGATTATTTAAAAACAGGTATAAAAAAATGTAATACAAAATATAACAACATAATAAAAAGAAATCCATCAAAGCATGAGTTAATTGTAGAAGCTTTAAAATATGAGTTAAATATTCGTAAGAAAGAAAACACGTTAAAATTTATGAAACGTCTTCCTAAATGGATTAGTGATGAAGAATGGGAAGTATTCATCCAAAGAATGGAAGATGATAATGGTAATAATAAAGTAAATAATAATTATGGAGGAAACCTCTTATAACAATGTTTTACATTATAAACATATAGAACATTCAACTAATGAAATACTTAGTTATATCAAAAATAGAAAAGAAAATACAATCAAATCATTAAAAACACGTTGGGAAAAATTTAATAACCAGTGTATGGGGGGAATAGAACCTAACACTATTTATACCATAGCCGGTAAGCGTCATATGCCGGCTTTAAATTCCTGAATATCGGTGAAAGCTAAGTTATAGAAAATGACCTGTTAGGTTTTAATATGCTAATACCGAGGCATAGGCTAATAAATAAATTCGTGAAACAGGGCAGCACCCTAGATAGTGTAAGACATGGTTCTATAAAAGGTACGTAAAGCCTTGTATTTATTAGATTCAGCCGTAGAGACTAGATGCAGGAACATGTAAGATTACAGAGACCGCAAGTACATTAAGTCGAAGGAGACACTTACATGAAGATATAGTCCAGACCACAAACAGTGATAGTTGTAACCCAATTATAGTGACCTTGGGGTGTAGAAATACGAAAGGTAACAGCTGGCAGTGAAAACTGTAGTGGTACGATAAGCGGTAGTGGAAAAAGTTCATTTGTAAATTCCCTCGAAACAGATTTATTTGATTTAAATCCTGACATTGATTTTGTAGTTTTATCGTTTAACTGGGAAATGTTAAGTTCACGTCAAATAGGTAGAAAATTATCATATAGAATGAACAGAACTACTAGTGATTTATATAGTAGTAAGAATTCATTAAATGATGAAGAATATAAAAAAGCACAAACTATAGCAGAAGAAATAAAACAAATACCTATTTATTACGTAGATACACCAGGTAGTGTTGAAAATGTAAGAAATACTATAATTCATTTTTCTAATAACGAGGGTAAAGGAAAGTGGATAGTAATAATATTAGATCACACCTTATTAACACGTGGAAGACTAGGTGAATCAGAAAGAGAAACATTATCAAGACTTCAATATATGTTCATGGAAATGAAAAAATATAATCAAAACACTATAATTCAATTAAGTCAAATGAACAGAGACATTGAGTCTACAGAAAGAATTGCAAACAGTTATATGCATTTTCCTATGCGGAAGGACCTGTTTGGAGGCGACTCAGTCATGCAAGCATCGGATTATGTAGTAGTAATGCACAGGCCAGAGATGTTAAATATACAAGATAATGAATATGGTCCTAAAAATTGGCCTGTTAAAAACTTAATATACCTACATTTTTTAAAAAACCGAGAAGGAGAATTAGGTATAATAGTATTTGAAAACAATCTCAAATACAATAGAATTGATGAAACTTCTTTAGACAATAGGAAAACTTATGAAGAAGATTTTAGTCCAATTAATTACAATTATTAATTAAAATTAAAACAAAAATAATATGATTTATAACAGAATTAGTGTTCCAGAAACAAAAGATCCTTGGAATATAAATAGAGTAAATGATGCTTATAACTATAAAGAAGATTTTTCATTACTCTCTTTATTAGGGATACTTGGAGGAATATGTCGTCCTCCTAAGAAAAAGAATTTACGTAATAAAGAAAACGGTTGCTTTTCAGTAATAATTTCTGATGTACTATATTTAAGTTCTTTATTAGAATTAGCTTCTTTTAATGGTTTAACAATACGAGGAGATGGTACAGCAAAAAGTAAAAAAAATTTAAATATTAACGAGGGGGATATAATAACCTTCGGGAACTCAAAAAGTTTTGACGTTGATTTCATATCTGACCCAGAATATGTAAGAAAAAACAAACTTATTCCTATTTATGATATTGTAGATGATTATGATACTATTTGTGAAGCTATAAAGGATATGAAAAAA